TTAAACCGTTGTTACGTTTACTGTTTCTTGCCCGGACATCAGCAGCGTATTCATCTGCCTTATTTTGAATGTATACGCACTATAAGGGCCACCGTCAGTTGTCTGTAATGCCGTCGTATATGTGTATGTTTTTGATGTTTGCGTTACTGTCCTAAGTAAATTCACGCCTTCATATATCTCAATTTCAAAGCTTGAAAAGTCTGAGTCATCTACAATGGTGTCTGTCCTGGTCACGCTGGATGCGCCTAAGTTATGTCGATTCCTTGACATCCAGGTAAGTACAATATCTCCAGCGGCAATTGCCAGGCTCTCTCCGCTATTTACACCGATTTCATTAATTCTTACGTTATATGGGATCTTCGGCGCGGCCATTATGGTAACAACTCCACTTGGATTACTGAGACATCTGCAAGGCTTTGCTCAACGCCTGCATGATTGAATGAAACGATCTTGAAGTACAGAAGCGAAGAGCCCTCATAAAATGGCTCCAGCAAAACTGTATGCGGAATATTATAATAAAACCCGATCTTGCTGCCTATCACCACAGTTCCATAGTCATTGATTGTGGGTGTATTCACCAGATCATAAATTAAACCAGAAAGTCTCCATGTATTTGTCCCTATCAATTCCACAGTTTGGTATTGCATGAATGTATCAACATCATCCACTCTTGCAAACATAAGATTTTTATATGGATTAGCTACTAATTCATCCATACTCGCCGCCGATGAAAGCGTAGCACCCCAATCCAAAACAACATCTATATACGCAAGACTGAGCACACCGTCGAAACCCAGATCATCCACAGTGCCTGTAAGTCCAGAGCCTGTGCTAGATGATTTTTTGACAAAACCGGCAATAGGGTTGGTAGACATATACAGCGAGGCCCCGACCCATGCCTCCAAATCAGCCGGCTTTGAGTATGTGGCAACTATCTGGCGCTGAGTCTCATTATTATATATGTCAGGCACTTCGGTTATTAGTGGGTTGACTACATCAAACGAAGCATCAGGTTCTGTGCGTAATGCTGGAGGTTCAGATGCTGCCGATGTATCACTACCTATCACAATTAAGTCGTGGATACCTTCTACTTCTTCAATTGCTGACACATCAATATGTTTATCCGGAGTCTCGCTTATCGTTTCAATCCTGATAGGTTTAACTGACAGCTCTACGTTTGAGTCAGTTAGGGTATGTACTTCTCCGGGCTTTATGCCTATGGACTTTGGCCCGAGTTCAAAGCCGTATAATTCAGCATTTACCAAGGATTTTTTCAACAAGAGATGACACATTTTCGAGGCCAGATTAAATGTTGTTATTCCATCCAATTTAACCGTCGCATCTTTCAACCCATAAGTATCAATATCGAAATCACTGCTATCCTGGACTGTTCCAGTAATATATTCTCTATTACGTTTAGTCCACTCAACAGTGATTTTGTTGTTAAATGATCTGCCGCCCTTTCTTGAGATTTGTATCGGAAATTCACCGTCCTTTTTAACTGTATCAGCATCAGTGAGTGCGCTGATAGGCGTCTCTTCTTTAAGCTGATTATGACTAATTAGGCCGTCATAATATGCAATATAGCCGTTGTGATGACTGATGATGTGCTGAAGGGCGTCCAGTACGCTGATTTGCGAATCAAATATAGGTGATATCAGCAAACTGTTTGTCTCGCAATATGATTTTGTAGCTGCAAATACACCAGAATCAAGTTTTGACGAACTAAGGCCAAGACCGTAAAGATCATTTGTGAGAATGTCTTCTGTGATGTCGGGAGGGGCCATGTCAAAAGTTCCTGTAGAGGTAGAAGTACTGGGTAACTGTATTTTAGTAATTATGCCCGGTATCACACTAGATGAACCTGTCCCAATATATAAAAAGTTATTGCTCAAATCAATTGCCGCAGCTCCCCACGTTTCTTTTTCTCCGGCATTTAAAGTTATATATGCTTCCAGTGATAGATCAGACAATTTGATTTGAGCAACAACTGTTGGATTTGCCCAACCAGCAAAATATCCAAACCCATTTTCAACATCAATGGCTGCTGAATACCAATATGAAGATAAGCTATCCAAATCAAGATCATCTTCGTAAGTAAAATCAGAAAGATTAATCTTGACAATATTTGCACCACCGCCATATTCAAATCCAAAATATGCAAATCCATTCGTAGTATCAATTACTGATGATATAGCCCTTCGCCATTGCCCAGTAATATGCATTGTCAACGCATCAACTCTTGTAAAATCAGAAAGTTGGATTTTAACAATAGAATTTAGAGATCCGCCTTTTGTTCCAAAATAAGCAAATCCATTTACGGTGTCTATGCAGGAAGCCTGTGTGTTGTTTTCACCAGTATTTAATTCCAAGGTTGAATCTAAAGTAAAATTGGAAAGGTCAATTTTCCAAATGTGTGCAGGCGTATGTTCATCTCCAAAATAGGCAAATCCGTTATCAACATCAATCACTGCTGTTGTTAAGTAAGCTGCAGTGATTTCCAGTGTATCCACAATTGTAAAATCAGATAATCTTATTTTTATTATTTGCGCTGGAGCTTCTAAAAGTACAAAATATGCATAACCATTTACAGTATCTATAACGCCTCTGTCTGGAGTTAGCCAGTCAGGTATATTAATAATATCAACCACAGTAAAATCTGAGATGTTTATTTTAATAATAGTGCTATCAGCTTGGGATGCAGCATACATAAAACCATTTTGTTCATCTATCAGTAAAACTCTCATCAGTCCTTCGCCTGCATTAAGCGTTAATGCTGAATCCCTCTGAAAAGTTGTTGTTAAACTTGTTTCAATTCCCAACTCAAACGTAAAATTCGGTATCTGCGTAGAATTCCCTAAGTTATAATCCCTCAACACAACATAGCAGAGATTTTTCCACGTCTTAGGCCTATCATCATAATTGGCAAGATAAGAGTCCGGCGCAGTCTGCGAGCCGTCATATATCGTCAATAAATCAAGTGATATTTCATCTTTCCCGGCCCAGGCTTTAATGACTGTCATACGTCTGTCTGAGGGAGACATGCACAAGCCAAAAGCGACAGTTACAGAATAAGTGAAAGTGGTGTATGACTGACCACCGCCGCCCTTACCACCTGTTTCTTCCTCGTTTTCATGTGACTGAAAATTACAATAATCTATGAGATTCCCTGCTATTTTCCGAGAACCATATACTACAGGTACAGGGATACCATACTGACTTGTTTGAATATTAAGCGTTCCAGGTTTTACTTTTTGTGTTTGCATCTCCGCCGGAAAGAGAATCCCACCAACCGTGAGGCCAATAGTAAACCCATACATTGCACCTTTAATTGCTCCAGCAGGACCACCAATTATAGCACCAACAACAGCGCCTACAACTCCTGTGATAACTTGCCCGATAGAATTTCCACGCTCATTGTTTACTATATTTGCTTTAAAAGGTTTTAAAATTATATTAATCAGTCGTGTGAACATTGAACCTCCATACGCTGTCAACCGGGAATTTGATGTTTCTCAATTCGTCTTCAATAACGCCTTGCTTAATGTGTGAATGAATGACCTTATTGCCTCCAACATATATCCCGGCATGTGACGCGCACTTACCTACTTTATAGAGAATAATGTCACCACTCTGCATATCTTTTACTTCAAAGCAAAATTTACTTATTTCCTGTTTCATTAAACTCACATCATTATGCAAAGCATAATCACGAGTGTATGCAGGTGGTTTATAATCTTGAGGCACTAACATGAATTTCTTTGCAATTGATATCAGGAATTGTATGCAGTCCGTGCCAACGCCTCTAAGGGCCTGGCCGTGCATCCATCTGGTGCCCTTCCATAGGCGGGCTTCTGTGATTATCTCCTGATTACGCATAATATAAAGTTTCCGGCTTGGGGATCTTCGTAAAACCTAGGAAATTTTCAATGTTTGAGAATTTATCATTGCAGGTCACATCTGTTTTATCACATCCGGGCCACGCCTCGATTTCAGTTATACCATCCTCGATTGTCTCTTCAAAAGGAAACATAACAGTTACAAAGCCATCACCATGCGTCTCAATCGAACGAGACTCTATTTGACCGACACGCAACTCGCCTTTTACCCAGTATCCTTCAGCGTATTCAGCAAAGGCAAATAAGGGGTGATATATCTTTTTCTGTGTCGAGCCCGTGTCAGCAGTACCGCTTAAACGGTAGTCGTTTTTGGTCAGTCCGCAATATGTTCCGTAAAGTTTATGATTGCAGGTTTCCGTATATGCGATCTTCGGGAATTTATCGTTTAATCTATCCAGCATCGAACCAACAGACAAAGTTACTACTCCTGCATTAAACGATATGTCCCCTGAAACATAGCCATCAAAAAGAATATCATGGTCATTTAATGCCACATAATCTACTCTGTATATTTCAACGTGGGCCTCTCTTAAAAACCCCCGTCTTATAACCTGCGGGATACTGTATGAACTCGTACCCACAGTTATTCCGATAAGTCCGAATGATATATCAACCTTATCTACCTGCAAGTTGGAGTGAAATTCCACATTTGATCTGGATATCGGAATCGCCTGATACGTATTACCGGCGTATACGATGTTGCTGTCATGTGATGTAAAACGAGCTATAGAGCCGTCCTTGCACGTTATTATGTATATATCAGCAATAGTCGGATTTGCGCCTGTATATACAACTGTCATGCTGAGACCTGGATGAACTTAACAACCCCGAAGGTATAAAGCATATAGCGGAAATATTCCTGGTTAATGGAGTCCTCCTTGAACCGCACTAAATATGTGTTTTCCGCCCATGTCACTGTGTTGTCGGCGACAGTGCCGTTAACTGTTGTAGGCCATACAGGCTCTGTTGCCGCATGACTTGTGCCGCCAACCGTGCATTTGTATGAGCGGTTGTTAATCGTGGTCGGACGTACAATCAACCCCGCTGTATAAACTGTGCCGGCAGCCCAGGTTGTACCTCTGAGCGCCTCCTCCGGAGACTGAAGATAAAAGCTCTCGCAGGACCCCTTCCTGGCTTCAAAAAACGCAAGTATCTGATTTGCTGATGCCGCATCCCGTCTGGCCAACGTGCCCGAAAATGAATATCTGGCAGCCGAATCCATGGCTATGCGCTGTTCAACCTTATTGCCGTAAGAAATAATATTTGTCCGGAATTCGGGGATTTTGATAAAAGGATAATTAAAAATTATAGTCGTGGGAAAAGTCTGTGTGGACATTTATCTGGATCTCCTGGCCGGATGATTGTTTGACCCGGCTGACATGACTGCCGCAGCTATGGCGTTTTTACTTTCCATAATGCGCCCCTCAAAAGACTTTGCATCAATGGCATTGACAGTCATATGGACAATCACAGGTGGCTGCTGATAGTTAACCTGGCTTTCTTCTTTGCCTATCGTTCTGGCGACGTTTGTAAGCCATTCATTTTGTTCAGCCGTAATATATCTCTCTCCGACTTTATTGACTGTCATGCGCTCATCAGAGGCAAGCCCGCCAAGGTGAAACTTCGGGACATAATGCCCCAAATTTTTGACTGCCCCGCCTGTATGGCCAACAAACAAATCAGAGGCGATAGCAGAGCCTGCCGGCATGCTGCTGCCGCCTGCCATCCCAAATGCTGAAATAAAAGCGCCCACAAGCCCTGAGCCGCCGGATGATCCATTGCCAAACAATCCGGACATGGCCTGTTTTGCCATGATCTCAGAGAGATACCCCATAACAGCATTTGCAAAGCTCCTCCAGTAATCCTGCAGGGTTTGTAATTTGCCTGTCATGGCGTCAAAGAAAAAATTATTAAACCCCTGCTCCATCTCCTGTGCCACATTGATAACGAGATCCTTGCCCTCCTGAAATTTTGTTTCAAAATGCGCAAAGTATTCGTCAATCCCTGCTGACATCCCCTGCTGAAAGGTGCCGTTAGTCTCAATTTGCAATTGGTTAAGTTCTTTCAGCTCGACCCCGTAGCGTTTAAGCGCTTCAAATATCCTGTTATAGGCATCCGAGCCTATGTCGCCTGTTGAGGCGAGCTTCTGCATAAACTCCTCCATCAAAGGCAGCATCTGTTCTTTTTCAGTCATGGAGAGTGTCTCAAACTGGTCAGTGATAGCGCCCATGGAGTCGAGCCAGGAGTCTTTCATCTCCTTTGCGATTTTTGCCCTCTCATCCGCTGCCTCAGAATCTATCGTTGCAATCTCCAGTTGCAGCGCCTTATAGAGATCAGGCGTGTTTCCAAGTATTGCAGCCTGCTCCTGATACCACTCCATGGCCTTTTGCCTGCGGACTTCAAATTCATCCTCTGTGAGGTCCCTGATCTTATTAAGTACCTCTTCAGCAGCTCTTTTATATTTCTCAAACTCCGTCTTGTCAGGCCCGAAGAATTCTGATTTTGCCTTTTTTGCCGTGGCATCTTCGTCCTCGGACAGGGATCTGTTGAGCTTTGGTAACTTTCCCTGTCTCTTATCCTGCGATAGCCCCTTACTGTAGTAATCAGTTAACAGCTTGTCGACTTCCTGCCCAAACCCTCCGGCAAATGCCTGTCCCGTCAACCTGCCTGACTCGTTCCAGTTTTTCTTTGCCTGTTCCCATGCGTTTTTTGACCCGGCAAAGTCTCCGATAACAAGGCGATAAAGCGCCTCTCCGAAGTGGCCTACCATCTTGACTGATTCCCATATGGCCTGAAAGATATCTCTGATTCTGCCAGTAACTGCCGGGAGGACCGCAAAAATCGCGCCCCAGCCCTCAAGCATCATACCTACCAACCCGGAGGCAACGGTCAAAGGCCCCTTGAAAATTAAAAGCAGATCAAAAACACTTCTGACGATCCCGCTCACAGCTACCCATGCCTTATGAATACCCTGCTGTATTGTATCCTTATGGTCATTCAATAAAATCTGGATATCTGAAAGGACCCCCATGATCTGTCCATAAGCGGGCAGCATGGCGCCCCGGAGAATCTGGTTTGTGGTTGTCTCAATAGTTGATTTGACAGCATTCCACGTCTCTGCAAGGTCCTTTGTTGCCGGCTCAAAGCCTTGCAGTAGTTGGCCTATATGTTCAATGACCGTGCCCTCGGCAGTCCACGTTTTAAGATGTTTCTGAAGTTCAGGGTCAACCGCTAACAACAGCTTGCCGAGTCTGTCCTGGGCAGTCACCTGCCCGGCCATCAGATGTCCGATTTCCGTAATGATCTGCATGTCAAGATTTCTGCCGCCAGTAACCACAAAAAGTGCGTTGGCAATATTTTGGAGACCATCCGTTTGTGACTTATTTGTGGCGTCTATTACCTGCCCAGCCTTCGCAAACTCCTGCACCATCATATTTGCCTGTTCGCCTGATAAAAGCGTTTTTGCGGCAAGGTCCTCGACTGCTGGAATTAGCCCCTCTGCATATTCTTTTGCCTCTTTCCACCTTTGATCAATAGTGCCTTCCTGTTTCATGAAAGTCAGTGTGATGGCCGAAAGCGTAGCGAGCGATGTTTTGTAGTCATCCGCAGCGGCAAGGCCTTTCTTAAACGGTTCGACCAGCGCACGCGTCATCGCCGCAACAATAGCGACACCGAAAACTGCCTGTACGATATTGCCGACAGCGATGGCGCGACTGCCAAAGGCCTGCATGTTTTTATCAGAGGACTTTATGCCTTCATCAACGCCTTTTACCTGTTTAGTCAGTTCATCAAAGGCAGTTTTGGCCTTGTTGTACGCCTCTATGGTTATCTGGACCTTATTCATCTGCGGCCTTAGCTGTTTTTATTTTTTTAGTGTTCATCTCGCACTTGTCGCAGGCCCACTCAAGGAAATCCCCGAATTCAGCCCTGCAGTTTTCTTTTGTTTGCTCATTGCATGTCTCCTTGCCCGCATCCTTGCCGCCTGTAAAGACACTGATGATCACCTCCCTGAAGAGGACCTCCCTTGACCTGTATTTCAGGTAAGGTCTGCACTCTGCAAGACTGTATCCCCAGAGGATGCTGTCTCTTTTGGTGATGTCTCCTCCTGCGAGGGTTGCGACAAGGCTGTCGATTTCATCGCTGTCCTCCTCAGTGTAATCACCTGGTCCGTCATTTTTGTTGCCGCCCCCGCCAGCTTCTCCAATATGGAAGCTATCGGGTTGCAGTCGAAAAAATCCGTCACCACTTGAATGGAGGTCTCTATGGCCAGAGAATATTCAAACTCCTCTGTCAGTGCTTTGACATCTTTGTTTTTAAGCGCTAAATATCCCCCCTCTGTTCCATCCGAAGGGGTCAATACTATGGCCGCTGCCTCACTGACCCTGTCACCCAGCACAGCTAAAATATTGGAAGGACTGAAATCAACTGGCAGGACCATGCCCTCAAGAAATTTTCTGAGCTGCTTAATCTGGCCCGGCACCAGTTGACGCTGAATAAATCTGCGTCCGTCTATTTCGTATTCAAATTTATTTTCCATTGATCTCCCTTTTTTAAAGGGCGAGGGGCTCGCCTCGCCCTTACATTTCATCCGCCTCGGCGGACCCTCCTGTGGCGGGCTTTTCACTCTTCACTCTTCACGCTTCACGGCCTCTACTGCGCGTACCCTGTGACTTCATTGCCCACCTCGATGATCGCTGAGCCATAAGTGTCGTCTTCAAGTACTGTGAAGTCCCCTGCCTCAGCCAGTATGTTGCCGTTGACTGTTATGGGGGCCTTCAGTATCGCACAGCGGGGAAATACGGCTGAGACGTAGTAATTCTTGCCTGTCTCAAACTCAGCGCCTGTGGCCACCATCGAGACGCCGAAATATTCGGTCTCTGAAAGTTTTTGCTGCAGGATGAAGTCCCGGGCCTGCCTGTTAAGCGCAAGGGTCTGGAGCCTGCCTTGCTTGATGGCAGAGTTGGCATAGTTGCCGGTGCCGCCGACCCTGTATTCAACCAATAATTGATTGTTGAGGTTATGCTCGATGGACTCGATCTCTGAGGAGTACGTCCTGCCGCCCAGAAACGCGGACCCTGACCATTTGCCGCCGATCTTGACAACCAGGTCAGTCACCCTCAGCGGCGGCTCTGACACCCTTGCCGGGAACGTGCACCAGGCAGCCTCTTCAGGCGTATAGAGGATCTCGTAATTACAGAGAGTGGCTGCGACCCCTGGGGCAACTATTGTTATGACAGCAGGGGTGGCATCTGAGACAGCGGAAAATACCACTTCCTGATATTCTCCTGTTGCCGGGACAACTACCCTGATGCTGTGGACGTTGTCAAGCCTGAGGGCTGCTGTTGCGCCTTCAACTGCATTTGCAGCCAGTGTGAGGGCTGTTGCGTTAAAGGCAGCCTCGACTATCTCAGAGGTCATGTTGTCTGTGAATTTGCCTGTGCCCTTTATCCCCAGTTCGAGTTTTGCCCAGGAGTCCTTTGCATAGGTCGCCTTGAGTGTGTCAACAAACATAGAGGCAAAGCGCCTCTTCATGATCGTGCGGCCAACCCTCATGACTGCTGTGAAGGAGGGCAGTTCCAGGTCGCTTGTCGGCGTGATCGCGTGTTTGAATCCGCCGCCCCAGGCTGACGGGGTTGAAACTCCCATTCCGTATGAATAGCCGAAGCCAAAATGCTGCGTCTGCGCCTTATCAAATGCAAGTACGGCGTTTGAGAGGTTGCCCAGGTCATAGATGGTGTCTGCCTCTTCCTTGCCTGTGAGCTCGTCTTTGTTGTCCTCACGCCTCGGCTCCAGATTCAGGACAGTGGACTTTGCGACCAGCAACTGCGTATCGAGCGTCTGCTCTGTGTTGAGCGCTGTTTCCTTCAGGTTCGCCGATACCGCGATCTGATCATAATTTGCCAGATAATTTTTCATTGTGTTTCCTCCTTTTTATTTAATCCATTGAAAATGATGTTTCTATCAGAAAGCTATATATACTTACGGTCTTTGTCGCGTGCTCCAGGGCGATTGATACAGGCTTAAGCGGCTCGATGTTCAGGTCGAGGTCCTCTGCAATCAGGCACGTCTTTAATACTTTGAGCATCGCCAGCATATTGGTCTGTACCTCTTCCCTACTCCTGAGGTTTTCCGATATGCAGGTGACTGCGAATAACTGTTCATCAGTGAAAGACAGGTTCGCGTCTTCCGTGAATTTAGAGCCTGCATAGCATACAAGGACTGCGTTAAGGTCAAAATCAAGGTCGCCTTTTACCACATCGTCGATGATGTCCGGGATCTCCCCGTGGTACGCCTCTATGGTCCTGACCTCTGCCGGCATTCCCGCATACGCCCTGAGCGCGGCCAGTATCCCGCCCTGGATATCCTCGATTTCGTAGGCCACTTAAAACCCCTCCAGCTTTGTCCTGGTAAAGATGCGATCGGATTCTGTTTTGTTTGATTCAGCGCCGCCTTCTGTCGGAGCTGAGGGCGGCGGATCCACGCCAAGGGTCTTAATCCCCTTTGCGATGTCCTGGAGTTGTCTGATCGCCTTGTCGTAGCGTTTTTCAATCTCCTCCGGCACCGTGCGGCGCTTATAGAGGTTGTATATCCATATCTCCAGGGAAAGCCTTTTGACCTCTGCAGGGGGCGTTGCAAAGGGCACGCTGTATTTTGCCCCGCAGTAACTGTCTGCCTCTGCGTCAGCATTGTCCCCGGCCTCATTGATGCGGCTGAATATCGCGGCGTGTGCTGTCTCCGCAGAGTCCAGGACATCAGGCCGCAGTTGTTCATCATCACAGAGCTGTATGATCTTTTTTTCAGGCAGCTGGTCTTTTAGACTGGCATAAAGGTTGTAGCTCATCTGATTACGTCCTCCATGATTTTCAAAACAAACTTGATTACAGTGAGCCTCTGGTCCCCATTGCGCAGCTCCACCTCTGCATAGAGTTTCTGCGCTGAGGAAGTGTCTGTTGATGTGAGGTCTACATAGCCTTCCCCTGCTGAGGCATCTGACCAGGAGCCGTCTTTCAGCGCTATAACATATGCCGCGGTTGATGAGGAGCTTGCCTTTGCGCCAAACTTAATAGTCCAGCCAGTGTAGTCTGCGCCCAGGTCAAAGGGGATTCTGGGTGAATCGCCCCGGACAATGGATATCTCCAGCGCTTGAGCTGCAACAGCTGTATATGCCTGTCCCTGGATGGCAGGCAGAACAACCACGGCCCCGGCCATGTCACGGACCGGAGACTCGTCTGTATAGGCGGAGGTGAGATCCCGTCTGGCAAAGCCCCAGATATCAGAAGCAGCCGGCAGCGCCTCCACATCCGCCTGAGACGCAATAAGCGTCGCAGGTATACGAGCATCATTTGTCAGGAGTGGGTTTGTAGGAATAGCGGCCAGTTTTGTACTGTTGTTATCCATCTCTGTGCGTATGGCCTCGGCTGTTGGGGGAGTGCCTGTATATGCCCCATCTGTCCCTCTCATCGCCGCCCCGTCAAGGCCAGCTACGTCACCGGCGATTGTGTCAATGTTGGCCGGTAAATTCCCCGCATCCAGTTCAGCCAGTCTTATCTCTGTGCATACTGAGGCGAGGGCAGCATTATCAGTCCCCCTCATAGCTGCTCCATCAAGTCCTGCAACGTCAACAGCAATAGTATCTATTTTCCCATCTAAGGTTGTACCTGTATCTGTGAGTATGCTCTGTGCAGTTGTCTCAAGGGCTATATCCCCATCAACAGGATCGAACAGTATGGAAAACGATTTTGTATCATCAGCAGTTAGGTATCCCGAGCATACAGTCCTCTCCGTCACGTTAGGATTATTCAACACGTATTTTCCAACGCCCAGTTCCACCAGGGTCATGCCTGTCTGTGAGACCGCATCGCCATTCATCTCCTTGCAAAAATCTATTGTGATATCAGCCAGTACCTTGCCAGTAAGGGTCCTGTCAGCAAAGGAAAAAGCCTCAGACTGTGCCTGCGCCTGTTGTGATATTGCACAAAATAAAACTATTACCAATGTAAAACATAATAATTTTTTAATCACCAAACACCTCCGATTTACCGCCTATTTGAGATCTGCTTCCACTGCCACCGGTTGAAACAGGCAAAGCTACATCAATACTGCTATCAGCAATACTGGCGTCTTGTGTGCCTCCTGACGTAAGTGTTGCCTTGATTGCCAAATATTGTCCGGTGGGATCAGCTCCAGACTGCAACTGCGCTAGTGTCAGCCATGAGCCGTTATAACTGCGTGACCCACTATCACAACTGTATTGATATGTTATAGCCCCTGTCTCATCCCCCTGATTCTCTATTATGTTGAGAGACGACATATTCCATTCCGCGCTGCTGGCGCCACTATCCACTAAAAAAACAGGGTCGATTGTGGGGGCTGTTGCATCGAAGGAAAAGGTGTTAAACACAGCATAGCCTATTTTTACCAGTCCTGAAGACTTCGTACCTGTATACCACATTTTAAAAATATCACCATCATTAATAACCTCATGGTAATACACCTGGTCGTCGTCCCAGGCCCCTCCCGTACCTAAAGTGAGCACGGGGTTACTTGCATATTTGGTCCAGGATATTCCATCGGATGAGGAGGCGTATCCGATACGGGAGTATGCACCATCATAGCCTCTATACCACATATGATATGTGCCTGCTTTTTTAAGCACTTTAGGCATATCAACAATGACATCATCCCAAGATCCTCCCGTACCCAAATCCAATACTGGATTACTTGCATATTTAGTCCAGGATATACCATCGCTGCTTGTAGCGTAGCCTACACGGTAAGCGGCCCCATCATGGCCTCCATACCACATCTTGTAAGTGCTGCCATCCTTAATTACTTGTCCACCAGCAACGATGTAATCATCCCATGTCCCACCAGCTCCCAAATCCAATACAGGGTTGCTTGCATATTTGGTCCAAGGGCCAAAAGGTGATGTTGCTGTGGCATAGCCAATTTTGTTTGTTGTCCCATCATTGCCGGTGTACCACATTTTATAAGTGCCGTTGTCATTGATGACGCTCCCTGCCGATATGACTAAATAATCATCCCAAGTCCCGGCAGTTCCTGGTTGTAAAATAGGATTGCCTGCGTATCTGGTCCAATTAAGACCATCAAAAGATGTTGCTACCCCAATGCTGGCTGATATAGGAGAATCGTCAAATCCCGTATACCACATATAATAAATGCCATCTTCCTTCAGAATTATAGGCGAGTATACTCTGGCGGACTCCCATCCAGTGCCAGTAGGGGAGAAAATAGGATTAAATGCCGACCTTGCAAGGGTGGTTGGGACAGATAACCCTGCCAATGAAAATTCAGTGTCCCCCCGCTGAAGAGTAATTTTTGCTGAGTCATAAGTTGCTGCTGTATTGATTTTTGCGGAGAGTGTCTCTGCCTGAGCATAGGCCGGGACCAACAGTATTATCAAAAGTGCAAAGAGTTTTTTCATATTTAGTAACAAGAAGCCCCCACATACACTTCCATGCTTCGTGCAGTGTCTGTATTAATCACATACAGGTAATAATCCCCTGCCTGAGTAATTTTAGTTTTCATTTGCCATTACCTTTCCCATCTTCTTTTGGCTGCTCATCAGATCCGGCCCGCCAACAGTAGGCGCATTAAGCGCCAACAGTAGGCGCATTAAGCGCCAACCACCGCCGGATGACTCCGACCGCCTGAATCAAGCGGTCGGGTTTCGCTTTTTGTAAATTTGTTATTTCTCTTTCTCTTTCTCTTTCTCTTTCTTCTCAGCCGGGATCTCCACAACAACCAGCATCTTCTCTTTCTTGAGGATATCCAGTTCCTTTGCTGTGACCTCATGCTCCGTGGCCTCACGGCTGAACCTTTTACCTATACGGCCAAAACCCTTCTCCGGTATGGCGCTTACTCTTACCTTTGGCATTCTTTATTTCCTCCTTTTTTCTGTGTATTCAGGGCACCCTCCAGGGGTGCCCCTACATTTCACGTTTTACGATTCACGTTTCACGGCCTTTATGGCAGCCAGGGCACCACTATCAGCTCGGCTGTGTTTCTCCAGGTATTTGTCTGGCCGTTGGCCAGCCTCTCGTCAATCAGCACTGCTCTTGCAGCTGCCTCGCTTGCAGGCCCACAGACCAGATGTGTCGGCACAATGCCTAAAGGCTGCTCGGACATGTCCTTTTTAAATGCGCCCATTGCCGCGCGGTAGGCCGCATAGTTGGTCGAGTCGAGGGTGGCCTTAGACCCATAGGCAAGCTGCCAGAGGCCGTAGCCTGCGGCGTTTCTGGAGTCCCAGCCATAGATGTATTTCCTGCGATAAAAGACGTTTTCATCATCCGGTTTATCCAGCGACGTAAATGACAGCGGACGCCTGTCCTGGAAGATAAAGGGTTTTACAGGGCGGGAGAGGTCAAGCAGGAACCAAGGATTGCCGCCGCCGCCGCCGTCATTGGAGACGTTTTCCGTTGTGCCGTCTGTCTTGATGTGCGGGTGATCGGTGTCAAAGAAGTATTGGCCGTCAAAACAGACATGGTCGAAGCCGTCTGTCATCAGCGGGAAGATCAGCTCGTCGGGCTGCTTGGCGCAGGAGTCGCCGCCCATGGAGATGATCGGGTTATAAAGCCCTATGCGCTCATCCTCGATCTCGTTTCTATCAACCTCGATGGTAAGTTCGAAATCCTTGTTGACGATCTCCATATCCGAGGCCGCGAGGTTCGCGATGACCCTGTCGCCAAGCCATTCCCGCATCTTTGGGAAGGCCGACAGCCAGGCGTAGATTTCCTTGCTGGTTGTCGAAGGCACTCGCATCGCCACCTTCGGCCACCAGGGCGTTACCCCTTTAAAGGCCTGGTTAAAGATGGTCTGGAAGTTCTGCCTGATGGCCGTTGATATGGCCGGGGTGATGGTGATGTAGCCGCCATTATTTACAACAGGCCGCATCAACATCGTGATAAACACTAAGAGAAACCTTAAAATCTTTGTCATGAAATTATCCTCCTTTTTTTAGTTGTTGTTAATTAATATCAGCCCATATGCCCACAGCAAAACCCTTACAGTACCAGCCGTCCGCGCCATCGCCGATAAGCGTCACCTGATCACCACGCTCCGCAGTGCCTTTGGTGTTTGATATGGCATCACCATCAGATCCCTCGATATCAACGCCCTGGGTATCAGCTGCAGCGCTGAGGCCAACGCAAAATATTTTATCCGCATCGTCCGGGTTGACGGTCAGCAGGTTATTGGTGTCTGCCCCGATGTTAATAAATGTCAGCTCACAGCCTGCCACTGTTGCCGGGAGATTAAATACTCCATCAGCATCAGCCGCAGCAGTGAAGACCTTGCCGCAGTCGGTAGCTGCGACCGTATTTGCGCCGGAGCCTGCTACCACGGTTTTATTTGATCCGGCTCCCGCAGTATTTGCCAAAGTTCCGCTGGCCGCAGGCAAGCCTATTGCCACGTCCGCGCCCGGATCAGCCGAGGGGCTGACGGTAACTTCAAACCCATCTCCGCCCGTTGCTCCTCCGAAGGCAAAGCCGTTGGATACTCCCCATACGCTATTGGCAACATCAATGTCATTGGTCACAAGGCTTGAAATCATTAATGTTGCGTCAGTTTTGGAAGGTATTTTGACTGTCTTGTCTGCCAGAGGATCGTCAAGCGCCCCGATCCCCAGTTCAAAGGCGTTGTCTGTTGCGCCATCGAGATAAAACGCAATCGCTCCTTGCAAGGCCCCCGTGACAGTAATCTCATCGGTAATGGCTGATCCGAAAGTGAGATCGTTTGCCAGCTTGGCGCTTGTCACCTGATCATCCGCTATGTCGGCAGTTACAATGGTCCCATCAACAATGTCCGCTGACACCACAGTGCCCGGCGCGCTGAAGTGTAGAAACTCCACCCATACGCCTGAACTATCAACCCCGAAGATCCTGCCTGCAGGTGACCGGGTGTCGCTGCCGTTAGTTAAGGCCACAGTGGCGTCGTCCACTATGTAGCAGAGTTTGCCGATGTCGTCATTTGCGATCAAGTCCGCGTCTGCAGAGTTGGCATATCTGAATATGCCTCTGCTGATCCTGACGTTTAAATCCCCGTTAGAGCCTGTGGTATTGTCCTTGGTCTCCTCAGCCCTGCCGAGTCCTACGATGGTAGTAGCAGTTGCCCCCGGAGTGGCATAACCGCTGGCATCAACCGCGACCAGAGCGCCTTTGTAAATTTCGACAGAGGCGGCGACTCCCAGTTCAAAAGTCTGTCCTGCCCTTGATGCCGTGTCCCTCTCCGCTGTCAGCGCGGCATAGGACGCCTGCGGGTTTACTACGCAAAACATACAGGCGATCATCACTAAGATAATGCCCATGCTAAAAACTCTTTTAATCATTTTCAAATCCTCCTTTTTCTTTTGTTGTTCGTCGTTTTTTGTTCTTGGTTCTTTGTTAACTAAGAACGAAGCACCAGGAACCACGAACGTTTTTTATTTTTCCTTCGGTGCAAACTTTTTAAACGTCTCGTCGTCAACTCCCATTATTTTGTTGACCTGCATCTGGGCCGCATCGAGAATGACTTTGTCCTGATTCTTACCGTCATCCTCCGGGGCCTTCTGCCCTCTGAGCACCTGATAGGGGGCCTTGTTCAGAAACAGTTTGAATCCCTCGAGGTCGGTCTTTGCATAGCCGAGTGCCCAGTCTTTCTGAGCAGGCGTAATCTTCGCGCCCTTGTCATCACCCGCGATGGCCTTATTGACCATCTCCTCAATGTCGCCATCCGCCTTGGTCTTCAGCTCATCCGTTAGCTTGTTGACCTGCAGGGTGAGTTTTTCAATCAGGTCATGCCCCTGCTTGTTCGCCATGATCGTGGCCACGACCTCACTTTCACTGGCTGTTTCAGCCACTCCCAGCGCTGCAAACACTGCCTTGTTGGCGACAATAGCCGCCTTGTTCGCCATAACAGTATTAAATGCCGCTATGGCCTCGGTCTCCGTAGCTGTCTCCTGGAGTCCGAGCAACTTCAATAATTCTTTGAACATAGTTCCTTCCTCCTTTTTTGTTTCTTCAGCTGATCGCTGATTGCTGATAGCTGTTTGCTTATTTATCAGCGGCACCATGCCGTCGATGTTCGGTTGGTTTGTCAAGGCAACGTTGATAAGTCTGATAACCTTGTTGTCGGATATCCGCTTAAGAAATACAGGGGACACGTATTTGTATTCCTTGTTTGCTATTCTCTCCCTGGCCTTATCTGTCCACTCAACAGCAGCCCATATGCCTTCGCTGCCTTTATTGATCAGCTTCTTGATCCAGCCCGAGGCCGGGGCCTCTCCGCCTGTGAGCGTCTGATGCTCATAGTCAATCACCATGTCGTTGATCTGGGAATCAAACGCGCTGATTACCGAGGCAGCGGATTCCTCATCGCAAAGAAAATCACCCTTTGGCGTCTGGTGAAACCCTGCAGGGACCACCTGTATCTCCGCAGGCACTACGCCTGCGAGGTCCTTGCAAAGGAGCATCATGAGGTCGTTATCCAGCGGCTTAACTGCATTGCAGATCAATATTTTATGTCCGTCACTTTTCACTATTACTTCACCCCTTTCATTAAAAAGTTTTCGACTGCTACCCTGAATGCTGTTTTATCCTCCTTCTGAATCATCAGAAATGGTCGGGCAGGAATAGTTACGTTCAATTCGCGTCCAGCCGGGCCTCCAAATTGATGGATTGCCGCATAGATAACATTAGTGCCTATATCCACATGGTCGCTAAAGGCCCGTGATGTGATTGAATTTTGAAGTCTTGCCGTATCTATTAACACCTTGCCTTTGGAGAGTCTGCGGCTTGAAGGCTTCCGCACTGTGCCTTTCTTTGTGAAATCCTTTCTGCCAAGGCCACCCATAATTGTTGCAAACGCATTAGGTTTCCATTTCTGCGGCCTGCCACTAGAGATAAAGTTCTGAATGACCGAATTTCTCACAATCTGGCCGATATCTTTCATTACGGGGGTGAGATTGCCGGTGCGCTCTTTTAACGTAGTCAATAATGTCTTTACCTTAGCGTCATCATGTTTTATGGTGATAATTACGCCGCTCATTTTGTCATCTTCTCCCTTAGCCAATCAGGGTATTTGGATAAGTCGGGAGTCCATAAGTCCGCAGGATTTGTGCCAAACCCTTTATCAAAAATATTCTGTTTGACATTAGACACAGACAACCCCTCGCGGTCCATCTCCCCGGTAGATAGCGACCTGACGGTACAACGGCAGTTAAACCCATTGGGTGGATAGTTCTGCTGCCAGAAAGGATCATCAGCTGGGAGAACTTTTCCATTCATGGCAGCATGGGCAGGTCTGACACGGCCATCCATTACAGCAACGTATTGCCAGTAGGGTCGTGTATCAACAACTTCCATCTGTTGTTTCCAGTGGCCCGCCTGATACATGGACTGGATATTCGTCCTGAATATGGTATCGAGTCTGTAAGGCGCAGTACTCCCCCAGGCTGATTCGATTTTTGGCAATAACTGTTTTTTAAAATCAATGAATGTAGTCCCTTTTTCAAGAGCGCTTTGTAGCTCATCGTAAATATCGTTGATGATATCCGCCTCAGTGATCCCGGAGACCGTAAAAGCCGCCTGGCTGACAGCCGCTTCAAGCGCCTTGTATTCCTCCGGAGTCAAAACAACCTTGCTTTTGAATAAGGCTATAGCCTCATCAAACGGTAGTGGTTTCCATTCAGCCCCGGACATTGAGCGACCTCCCTGCAATATCAGCCATAAACATCGCCTGCTCCATCACGGTGCGAAACTGTTTCATATCCAGGCTGCCGTAAGCCCCTTTTATCCTCTGCTGTAAATCCTCATAGGAGGTTGCCTGTTCTATCAGGTTTTTCATGGTCTCTATATCAATTTCGCCTGCATCCAGCGCATTGTCAGCCAGATTGTCAACCGATTGTTGAGATTCAATCATTGGGAGATGCTTTTCCTTTGATGGCAACGCGCCTTTGTTTTTCTGCGTTGCTGTTTCTTCCGCGCTTCCGATCTTCCGATCTTTCGCCTCTACGTCAAACGGATTCGGCGTGACTACCGCAGATACCGTCTCCTCCCCTTTCTCAGGCTGAGGGATGCCGAACCTGTCGGCAATATGTTTGACGCCGATGCCTTTGTAATTAACGTCCTTGACGAGGATGCCGTAGGTGCGGGCGATCTTCTCCAGATCTTCCTCACCCTCGAAATGGAATTTAAACTGCGGCACGCCTTTGTCAGGCCCGAAGTTATAGACAACCCACGGGGCCAGCAGTTGCGCCCTGAGGGTTTTCATCAGGGCCTTTGCGTCCGCCTCGAGTATGTCCTGCCTGACTTCATTGGCAGAGTCTTCGCTGCCTAGTTTGCCGGGTGTGCCTTCAGAGCTGCCTGTGTGGCCGAGCACTGCCTTTGACATCGCCTTATCACAGAAATCCGCGAGGTCTTTAAACGCGCTGGTCTCGCCCCTGACTTTAGACTCCAGCAATTCAATGACTGTTGAGTCAGAGACAATGGCCGCTGCATCCACGCCCAGGTTAAATACCGCCTGCCTCAGCGCGGTCTTCTCTGCCGGGGTCGCGCTTGCGGCATACTTGCCGATCCTCATAGGCACGGAATAAAGCTCGTTAAATATCAGCCAGTCCTTGATATCGTAATTTTTAAAGAGATACATATACGCGCAGGGCCTCAGCAGTCCGCCCCTGGGCGCAATCCCGGAGCGTGACTTGGCGCGATGATAAATAAATTTATAGGGCATCAATTCCTCGCCCCAGACCTGTTCTGTCTCAGTAAGCAGCCGTGGCAGTTTAAGCAGGGGTGAGGCGTTGCCTCTCCCGAGGTCCTCTGCTGTTGGCGGGCCGGAGAAGGTAAGTCTTTTCTGGTGCACCCAGTTGAGGGATTTAATCCACCATCTCCTCTCTGCAAACTCCCACATGATTTCAGAGACTGAAAAGCCTTTGCCGAGGGCGTCCATGATGTCCAGCAGACCGCCTTCAAAATCCTCGATGTATTCGACCATCTCTTTTGCCGCATCCGCTATTTTGCTGTCCTCAGGAGATTCAGAGGCCGGTAGTATCTCCCAGGACAGTCCCTGTATGGCCAGCTTGCGGGTCTGAAGAGTGCTGCCCAAATGCGCGTCCCGCTCCTCCATCTCCTCAAACATCTCGGACTGGCGGTAGACATCCCCCTGATCAGCCTCTTTGAATATCAGGGCCAGATTCTCCGGCGTGAGTCCCTGAGCAGGATAGGAATTGTATCTGTCGCGGACCGAGGAGACAACGATTTCATCCGTCACCGGACGCCTGGTCATTGTCACTTCCCTGCCAAAGGCGTCAAATATCATCTGCACTGTCCTCCGCAATAGGCCCCAGTTGACTTTATAAAGGCAGTTTTTTGAGATAACAGACCGACCCCCCCCTCTTTGCCCATACAGGGGGGGGGATCGTCGATCCTACGGCCTCTGGTTAAACTGACAGGTTCGCAGTTCGTGGTTCGTGGTTCGTGGTTTAAAAGCAAAGAACAAAAAACAAAAAACAAAGAACAAATGTTTTTTTTCACCATGCCCCCTTTTTTCTAAACGGATGAGGATTGTCATCCGCCCTCATCTTCAACCTGCTGTCAGAGTCATCGTCTTTGTTGGAAAACGGAGAGCGCACGGCAACTGTCTCGTATTCGATCGGCCCGGAGGCCGCATTGTCCGAAGCATAAACTCCGAGCATGCCGGCAACTGCAGAGTCACCATGGCGCTTGCCGCCTTCCCCTGAGACCTTGCGGGTGTCAGAAATTAAGGGTATGCCCTTTTCCAATCTGACGACCTTATGGTCATCGAGTATGTCGGCATCCAGAGGGATCTCTATTGTCTTGTCTTCAAAGCGCACCTTATACTTCGGCATGGCGTCCTGATAGAACTGCCGGGTGAGCATGATCTGAAAAATCCTTGAGGTGCCATAGCGCTGCATGGCGACCTCGGCCAGATATTGTCCGTTGCCCCTTGCGTCCATCGCCCCGCCCCTGAAATTAGGCAGGCGATCGACAATATAAAACAGGATCTGCTCCTGCTGTTTAAACGGCACGTTCCGAAGCTCCACGATAAAGGGAGCGCGAAGAGTAAGGTTTTGAAGTTCAGTAAGAGGCGTGATGACCGTCAGATCGATGTCCCTGGCAAAGTCCTCGCCAAAGAAATGATTGCGTGTATGCAGGGACGATTTATGAAGCGCCTTCAGGAGAGGTTCAAGATTGTCGTCAATGAACGCTTGACACTCCGCCCTCCTGGCTTCATCCGGCAGCTCGTCAAAGCCGTCTCTGCAGGTATAGCGCAGCACAGGGATATCGTCTTTCATGCAGGACCTGATAAGCGCAGAGGTGAAGTAGATCCCCGAGCCCTTGGAAGGCACGCAGAAAAGTTCTTCGTCAGCATGATCGCCGTAGAATTTAATCAGCTCATCTCTCCAGGCGGCCTCGGACTCCGGAGTCCACTCCCTGTTTAATACCAGACAGATGCGTTTGTATAACCCGTCCGCCAGCGCGTCATCCAGAGTCGTCCGATGCAGGCTATAGGGCAGCTTGCCCTCGCGGATGGAATTGACCAGATCATTAAAGGGATTGTCCTCGCCAAAGTGTGTGGTAATGATCCGGACAAAGCCGCCCCACATCAATAGCGCAATCGCAGCCTTGATGAGCCCCTGCAGGTCGTCATGGAACGCGGCCTCGTCTATGATCACAATGCCCTGTTTGCCTCTGAGGTTCGAAGGCCTTGAGCTGAGCGCAAGAATTTTAAACCCCGAGGCGCAATCGATCCTGAAGGCGTGTATGTCTTTGTCTCCCTCAGGGGTCTTGTCTTTAAATATGAATTCCTCGACCTCCTCCGCTGCCAGTTGATAATGCCGCAGCCAGGAGGCGCATTCATCCACAAACTCGCGGGCCATGTCCTTGTTGTAGCCGATGTAAAAAACATCCATGCCGGTCTCTGTAGCAGTTATCAAAGCGTCATCCGCAGCCTCTGCCCAGGTCGCGCCGATCCGGCGGGACTTCTCCCATACCTTCACAGGCGATTTGTCTTCGACCCAGCGTTTCTGGTATTTCAGGAGGACACCATCGTTTTGCAGCGCCTTTATTTCATCAATGACTGTGATCATATCCACCTGACTGTCATGCTCGGACTTGATCCGGGCATCCAGTTTCCTGTCGTGGATTCCCCGGTCAAGCCGTGGAATGACAAATTGGCTGTCGTCGACCATTTGTATTTCATGTTTTTATCCCCAGTATCTTATTCCTGATCTGGCTTGCAGCAGCTTCCGACAGACCGTTTTTCTTGACGATCTTGCTGACATCCTCTGCCACACCCTTGATTGTCTTTTGTATCTCCGCCCCCCACTTCTCGCGGTCAAGGTTCGCCTTTTGCAATGATGCATAGGCCGCGATCAGCTTGGCGTTTTTCATCACGTCGAATTCTTCTTCCTGTAGCGCAATTGCCAACCGCTTGACGATCATGCTCGATGTGAGCTTCTCAAGCAGCAGGACTTTATCCGGATCAGATGTGAGCAGCTTTGCCTGGTCGCGCAGCATCTCTGTTTCGCGGACCTCGTTAAAGAACCACTGGCAGTATCTGCCGATTGCGGAGGTGCTAATGTCATAGCCCCGTGTTTTTAAAAAGGCGCTGATATCTTCGTAGGTTATTTCCGGTTGTACAATGAGCGCATTGACTTCGTGCCTGACCGCCTCCGGCAGTTCGTATACCTTCCCATGCCGCCGTTTTTTCTCGTGCTCTTTTCTCCCTCGCCCTTGAGGGGAGAGGGCAGGGGTGAGGGTGCTTTTCTTTGCCACTATTCCAGCTCCCTGGCAATCCGCCTGATCGTTGTCATTAACTGTGCCTGCTTTTCCCTGGCCTCGTGGAGCTGCCTGGCGCGCGACAGGATTTCCTGTGTGTCTATTTTTTCGATAGGGCGGGCCGCGGACAGCGACAGGAGCGTCTTGATTTCGTCTGCATGGTTTTTGCCGACAATTTCCAGTTCCATCAATTGCTGTTTTAAATCCGCAAGCTCACCTTTTAAATGTAACCGCGCGTCGCTCAACCGTGCACCTCCTTGGGCTTGGTCTTGTCCTTTACGATAGGGCAAAAAAGATTGTTATCGACCCGGTCGATGACCCCGGTTATTTTCTGCGTGTTGAAGATAACGATGTCCTGGTATCCGCCGGCCATCTTCTCGTATGCCTCAACCAGCTTGACGTTGTTTTTGTACATCTCTTCAACTGAGGTAAACCTGGACTGCCATTTCGCGTCCTGTTTGCGGCTGTCCCACCAGAGAAAAAAGACCACGCCCCACGGCCCCAGTGTCTGGGCCGCAAGCATGAAATCTTTTATCGCTGAGGCGAATTCAGTCATCTACTTCATCACCCCGTCAGTGAAATCCTGGATGTCCACTGTTGATTTGACTGCCGAGCCCTGCGCGCTGCAGGCGGACATACTGACGCCGTCGAGTGTTTTAAACCAGGAGGAGTACTGCGCGTGGCATTTGCCGTTGTCCACACTCACAGAGGCGCAGCCTCCAATCATAACCATCAGCAACAGCAATGCTGCGATAAGGCCCGCCTTCATTGCGCCGCACCCTGGATGACAGGTGTTATAACAACCGGCGGCTCATAGACAGGAGTGATAACTACCGGAGGATTCACTATCACAGGGGCCGGAGTCGTCACAGGGTTTCCCTGATTGGAGTTGTCTATCGGATTGCCCTGGTTGGAGTTGTCCACTGGATTGTAAGACCCTGCAGTATTGTGTCCTGCATATTTCCCGACTTTTCCCACGACCTCCTTTAACATCTGACCGCCGACAGCGATGCTTCCGACTGTGCCGACAACACCGACAAGGCTATGCACAGGGGCTGTCCATTCGCTGTCCTTTATCTGCTGCGGAGGCACAAGATTGGCCGCGGTGTTTGCCTGATAACAGACAAGATTAAAACCTTCCGGCAGCGTCACCGCATTTTTAGTGTTAATTTCACATGCCTTTGTCTGTACATCAGGTTGCCCTGCATAGGCCGCATAGGCGTTGCCATAGGCCTCATACGCCCTGTCTGAGGCACAGCCTGTCAATAACACGCTCACCATCAAAATCCAGTAAATCTGTTTCATCACAATTTCCTCCTATCTGTTTTTGTCGAAACGAAAAGGTTTAAATGGCCCGTGATTGTAAAGGATCACAGGCGTTATCCTTAAAATATTCCATTCCCTGAACAGCCTGAAATTTTTAAACACAGTAGTGGCCTTCAACAGTCTTGCCCCGAGGCTCGAACACACCATAGATCCCGGCCAATGAAACAGTACAGGCATTTTTCTCAGCGGTTTAAACCACCTCGCCAGTCCCAGTGCTGCTATGGGATGCCCGAAGATCAGGCCTGTATAGTCATAGGGCACTTCCTTTTTCTCCAGCCTTGCTCCTTCTTCCAGCATCTCCCTGACTGTCAGCCAGCCAAGCTGCGAGGGCTCCCTGAAGACAAATTCCAGGTCAGGGTTGGATAGCCTTTTTTGAAGATTGAAATACTCCGCGCCTCTTTCAGCGCTTTCAATCCCCATGCGTTCGTTTACTACCACAAACACATGAGAAGCGGAAAAATCGCAGGCCTCCTGAAGATTGCCAAACCAGACAATAACGTCATTGATGATGTGCCCTGTTTTGCGCCTGCGCGAGAAACCCACATATCCGGGGCCGAAGTCTTTGCCATATATTGGGGTTACATATTTCATTTCTTTTTCACCTCAAAAAACACATGCTGGTTGATTTTTTTAATCAGTCGCATGTTATCGTCCCACTCAGGATCGCAGTTTACAGTGTGGTAGTGCGTTGCGCTGCCGACGTTGCTGTAGAGCATGCCCTCAAGCAGGCCCCTGCATATCCAGTGGCATAACCTCAGCACGCCGAGTTTTGAAAGGCTGCCGGAGAAGTCCTCTGCTATCTGCCTGAGAATCGAGACGTTGGGATCGTTTTCATTAAGGCAGGAAAACTGTTTGGGCTTAAGCACCACGGTCTTTATGTCACTGCCCCACCAGGAGGGATGCTTCGCGCGGTTGACAATTACCGAGGCCACTCCCAGCATACCGTCAAGCCCCTGATTGCGCGCCTCGCCATAGACGCAGAGAGTGATGAGTTCGAGGTCTGATAACTTTTCAAAGATTTCCTTAGGCATCAAATATTCCCCCTTAGCAAAGGGGGATCAAGGGGGTTGTTGCCACTGCAAGGGAGGGTGAGGCAGGGGCGCTGAGGGAGGTGAAGCCCGACGCCCCCAGGGGGTGAAACAACCTGCAGCTTTAATGGGGAAAACTCAATGGATTTGTTACGCATGCTCCGATTTTATCGGAGCAGAAGGGAAGGCGTCTTTTGAACTAGTTCAAAAAAGAGAGCTGAGATTTATTGCGGTCTTCGGCGAGAATATCGTAGATATAGCGCAGCGACCAGTTTGTCTTGCGCGCCAGCTCTTCATGGTTGTCACCGTTAAAATTAGCGATAATAAATTTCTTCTTGCGGTCGGAAATCATGTCCTGCAGGCTGCGGAAATAAAACTGGCCCTTGTAGTGGCACGACAATTTCATAATCAGCTCAATGCTTAGCGCATCTCCGATGACGCCAGTCATAACATCCATCAGCTCCTGATAACTTTCATGCAGGTCCTCACGCCGTATGTTGTCAAGCCAGTTCATCTCATATCCATAGGGCTTTTGACTGCTGCGCCCTGTCCTATCACGTGCAAATATATCATGGTTGTCTCTATGTTTTTATGCCCCATTAGTGTTTGTATTGTGCGGATATCCGTGCCTGCCATAAGGAGATGAGTGGCAAAGCTGTGACGAAGGGTATGGCATGATGCCTGTTTAACAATCCTCGCCTTCAAGATTGCGGAATGGACCATTTTCTGGACTGCCGATTCATGGAGGTGATGCCTCCGGACAATGCCGCTGCGTGGATCGCGTGATCTGAATTCAGCGGGGAAGACGTATTGCCATCCCCACTCCCTCTTTGCGTTTGGATATTTCCGATCGAGCGCAAAGGGCATTTCGACCGTACCGTAGCCCTCGCGTAAATCTTTTTCATGTGCAGCTTTTACTTTTTCCAGGTGCCGCTTGGTTCTGTCGATGGAGGTCTCAGGCAGCGGCACTGTTCTGTCCTTACCACCCTTGCCGTCGCGGACAGTTATGTTTTTCATCCCAAAATCAATATCCTTAACCCTTAAGCGGCAGCACTCCATCAGCCTGAGCCCTGCGCCATACATATACGCGAACATGATCCAATACGTCCCTCGCATATGGTCCATAACCGCATCCACTTCATCATGTGTAAATACCACCGGTAGTTTCTTCGGCTTCTTCGCCCGGACAGCATCTATCCCCGTCAATTCTATTTTGAGGTATTCCCGGTACATAAAAAGCAGCGCATTAAACGCCTGGTTTTGCGTCGAGGCGGCGTGGTTTCTCTTTACCGCCAGGTATGTGAGATAGTCCTTTACCTCTTGCGATCCCATGTCACGGGGGTGCTTCTTCTTGTAATAAAGGACAAACTTTTTACACCAGTCAACATAGGTCTTTTCAGTGCTGTAGCTATAATGCCGCAGCCTGATCTCATTCCGCATGCCCTTCCAAAAAGCCCCTTCCTCTTCTGGTCGGCAATTGCTTTTCTGATATTTATTCTTATTGAGGTAATAAACCTTTGCTGTCGCTGTATTCATGCATCACCTCCAGATTTCATACATAGCCATTTTCTCCGTAGAGTAATTGTTATGAGGCATCCGTCTTGCCTCCCGTTTTTTCTATCAGTTTCGCTATCTGGTTTAAATCGCTAAACCAAATTTCCCGTGTCTTGCTGCCGTCAGAGGGAATAATCTTCAGCCCATAGAATTTCTCAGTTCTTTTGCCTTTGAAAGCCTTAATCAAAAAAGACGGCCCCATTTCTTCATCACCCGGAACACCACCAATATTTATTTCATAAAGCTCTTCAACTACCTGAACCATAAATTTAATACCTCCTCATAACAACCGCGTCGAAGCGACACGGTTGAAGGCTGGTTTGTTTTTAGCACACGTCTGTTCCCGTGCGCCTCACGCGGCACGTTAAACATACAATGCATCTCTATCATATTTGCTGACCTGAAGCGTAAAGTCATGCCCCAACTCGTTGTTGATTATTGCCATAGCCTGAAATTCTTGAAGCATCACCTTGAATTTAGAAAAACCAGACCTGATTTCAATTTCCCATGTACCAGTTTTGTGCCGATACCTCAAGAACTGAGCATTTTCAAACATACCCTCCGGGGTGTAATCGTTACGGAAAATCCTATCCAATGGATCTTCCAACGAATCCTTGATTTTATCTGTTACTTCAATGAACATTTTTCCTCCTTTCAAGGCATAGAAAATGTTTAACAATTTCTCCCAGCCGACCCCGAATAACGCCGGTCGGTTTTTAGTTTTGCTCGTGCCCCGGCAAATGAGCACGGCGTTACACATCTACCGAAATCGCCATCAACTTACGCGCCTCTTGGCAGCCAGCACAGAAGCATGGGCGTGGCTTTCCAAATCCAGATTTGAATTTTGCAAGTTCATCATGTTCAGAAAGCAATCTTTCGGCCACAAACTTTATAGCAGCCTCCCTGCAATCACAGGCGTAATGGTGTGTTGTGCATCTATGGTCTACTCCTGGCATTGTGCCTCCTTAATAAAAGAAGATGAAAAAATGTGTAACAACCGCTTCGAGAGTGACCGGGAATAGCTAAGGTTTGAAAATCCATTATCGGATTCCCGGCCCCTCATGACGGCGTTGTTATAAAACCGGCTTATCAATGCCTTTTCCGCAAATCAAGCGCCTCAACCAACTGCATTTTTTTGTATATTCAGCCACCACTCCGTCAGGGAATATTTTATATGTCATCCCCTTGTAGCAACGGTCATGTCCATAAGTCCCTACAAAACGACGATAACTACAATCACATTTTTTCATAGGTTCTCCAAGTCGGTTTTATAACAACCGTTTCAACACCGACGCAGCTTCACCGCGTCGGTTTTTTCTGTCTCAGGTCTTACTCCGCGCGGGTTAAACGGAGCGTTGTGTGTAACTACCATGCTGCCGTCTTTCCACATCGTTTACATTTATGCAGGCCCCACGGCTTATCTCCGCCACTTACTACAAAGAAATTACCCCGAAATTCCCAATCATGAGAAATGAGGCATCTCAGCCACACCATTATTTTCTCTATGCGTTCAGGTCTAATATAAAAAGCCATATAACACCTCACACAACAATTTCATCGAGGCGACTTGAAATCCAATCTTAGAAATAACGGCATCTGATTCGCCGTGTTCTTTTAAAAGGTCTTCAATATACTTCCAGTGGGCTTCGGCTAATTCTTGAGGACTTTTATTCTCCATTATTTTCTCCAATCCAATGCCCTTTTAAATTAGATATCCGTTTCACTAAAAGAGACTTTTCCATTGCGTCCGGCGAATGTGGCCGATAAGCTGTGTCTTTGTCCGTCTCTGCTCCGCGCCGACGAACAAAGCCAATAAAGCTGATCCCCGAGCGGGGTACAGCTTATCGGCCACATTCTCACGGACCAGTTGCTCAAGCTTTGTCGCTGCCGCCTGAAGGCAACGATGGCCCATTCTCACATTGAAGAAATCGGCGTGGTCCTGCACCAATCCGATAATTTTAAAAATAGCATCGCCGTCAACCTTCAGAAGAGAAAGAAGACTCTCAACTCTTTCAATCGCTTTTACATCATTAATAGTTTCCACAATTCCTACCCCTCCCGGTGTCTTTATTTTGTCGTCAATTTTCATATTAAATTCCCTACAACCTCCTGCCGCACTGAGGACAAAACCTCAGTGTGACGCTCAGGTTATCTACCATTATCCGCGTATAGCCGGCCCTGATCAGGCCATGAACCATATCGCAGCAGGATAATTGAGGGCATGTTTGTGATCGTTCTGCTTTGCGCAGATCATCCCATATCGCTTGTGATTCAGGGTCTATCTTCCTACCATTCATAATGCCCTCCATACAGCCCGCCATCACGGCGGAAATAGTTCTCCCCTGTCTCCGCATTCCGCATTCCGCATTCCGCATTCCGCATTCCCTTCAGCGCCTTCTTGACCGCCTCCGCCTCCTTATATGTTGAGATGCTGTCCTTTTTTAAATACGCCTTCAGCCATTTGTAATAGCCCATCGGCCCACTGCTCCAGAGCACATCAGCCTTGAGCAACTCGATCTCTTTGAGTTGCTGTTTGGTCATGAGCTCCCCGCCTATTTTAGGAGGGGTGGCCGCAGGCCGGGGTGGTAAAGAGTTTTTTGGCTGTCCGCTTTGTTGCATCCTTATCAACGCAGCCTTGATCTCCTTGCCTGTGGCCACGTTTAAAAATTTCCAGTGATCGACCTTGAATTTTTTGCACAGGGCATTGAGCGGGGACTCGAAATCACGGCCAAACCTCTCACGCGCAATGTCTGCGATCTCCTGCCGCAGCCCGGCAATGGAGGATTCGTATCTCGTAACGCCCCCGCGCTTTGCTTGCCCCCTCTTAACATAAGAGGGGGATGGGGGAGTTACCGCAAACCCCAGCGTCTTAAAATGATCGATCAGGTCAGAGGCCTCTTTATACGTCAGCTCTGTGCAGGAGTGTTTCCAGTAGCGGTCAGAGAGCATGTCGCGGTATTGCTCATCGCTCAGACCGATCTGCTTCTGTCCGATCTTGATGAGTTTGATCTGGATTTTACTGATCATAGCTCAATCCTTCCCTGGCAGAATATGTGCTCGTATTTCTCTTTGTTCATCGCCCTGAGGAGTTTCGCCAGGGAGATGATCCGATGAATTATCTGGTCTGCTCCTGCGTCGAATTCTTCGGCGTTCTCCGGATAATAATATCCGTTGTTTTTCCCGCAGGATGAGACGATCAAAACCCCGTGGTCTTCAACCAGGTGTTTCTTAATCGACTGCAACTCTCTGGTGGATATCCCGCAGGCCTCAGCCAGCGCAGGCATACTGATGGCGTTGCTGCGGCCCCGCTGAATGAGGGCGAGGACGCGGGTCTCGATGTCCGTCATGTCTCCCGTAGGGGCGCTGCTTGCCGCGCCCTGGCTGTTGCCGTTAATACCGGGCGCGGCAAGCAGCGCCCCTACATTTTTAAAATCAATTTTGATCTGCTCAGCCATTTCGTCCCCTGACTAGCCGCGATCTGAACCCGGCCTTGGTCTCCAGCTTTACCAGTGCAAGGATAGTAGGTTTTAATTCGGCTGGGGCCTCTTTGTATCCGTGCTGATTTAGGACCAGCAGCTCAGCCCTGGTCAGCAGCATCAGGTTGCCCGGCTTGCAGTTAAGTTTGTTCCCGTCTTTAAATACCACAACATGGCCCTTTGGCACAGTGCCGTGTTTTTTCTCCCATACGTGGACATGCTTGTGCTTGTACCGGGTCGGGTACCCCGTATATGGATTACGCTCTTTTATCTTTACAAGGATAAAGCCGTCCTTGGAGCAGATCCTTTCAGATCCGATCGGCTTTCTGTTGGACGGCACACTTCCCTTTTTGAAGCTGGTTTTGTTCGGCCCCATGTACCCCTTCACTCCGAGGTTCCACGCCTCCTGCCCCTTTACAAATTGCCCTGTTCTACCGGAGATGATCTTGTGATTTTCAATTGTGGAGACCAGTCCCTTCACAGTCACGTTCTCCGCGAATTGCGCATTAAATAATGTTGTCAGCTCGGAACGCGACATCTCCGGGTAATGAGCGCAAAGAAAATCCAAATGCTCCTTTGTATAACGTCTCATTTGTCCCCGATGCTTAACACAGGCGGAAGCGTGCGCACCGTGTCATCTAACGCCTTTTGAGCCTCCAGTGCGAGCTTGGCATTGTCGATAATGGTCCTTGCGATTCCTCCCACAGCCCGCGATCTTTCAATTTCCTCAGCAAGCTTGTCGCCCACTGTCTCTTCATCGGAGAGCCGTTCCAACTGGGCAAATAAATGATTGTTCAAATCGGTCAATTTGTTTTTTGTGCTCATACCACCTCCATCTTCTTTAAAATCTTCACACACAGCAGACAGTTACCCGCCTCCATAATATGTCGCGTCTCCAGGTCAGTAACTGTATACAGCCTGATCTGCCCGCATAAAGACACCTCTCTGGCCCCGTGCATTTTTTTACGATCAAAGAAATGCCATTTAGGCCTTCCGATCTTCAACTCTGTTTTTATCCAGCCGGTCTTCAAGCCGCCCTCAATTTCTTCGCCGCCGTCTCAAGGTCTTTGCTTGCCGCTGTCTCGACCCAGAACTCGTCATCCTGTTTCACCTCGAGGCCGCACTCCCGGAGCGCCTCTTCGTCCAGCACTTTGGCAGCGTTATCCGCGAGGATCTGAGCCTTGTCTATCTGGGGCACATCTCTCACATATCCGGGCAGCGCGGCCTTTAAAAGCTCCAGGGCAGCGTCAAAGCTCTTGGCAATCTTTTTAATAATCGAAACAGTCGGCTGGCCCACTCGGAAGCCAAACATCCCGAAGGGCGTCTCGATGCTGCGCTTTCCCCAGGTGGCCTGATCACCTTCAGCCCAGGCCTCAAGCTCCTTTATCAGCAGGGCCTTTTCAGCCTCCATTCCAGGGCGACCTGCCTCACGCTGCTTTGTGTTGTGTTTTTCCCTGACAGCGCAGATAGCCTCAGCCTCATCAAGGTCCATCCGGGCCAGCTCAGTATCGATGCTGTTTAATTTCATCATTGCCGCCTCTGCCTGTGCCTTTGAAGTGATAGTGTTTTTCGGTTTTAATCTTGCCATTAGTTTTGCCTCCCTTTTATTTCTACGTTTTCCTTCATGTGTGAAACCAACCCCATCCTGTTTGCAGTCTGCCCCAGCTCCTGCAGCCTGAAGTATTTCTCAAGCCTTTCCCTCACCACCTCGGTCACGACATCTATCCCGTGCTCTTTGCAGAGTTCATTAATAAATTCTTTCAATGTTTTAGTTGACTGCATGCGCCCTCCTGAGTATCTTTTCTTTTTCAAGCTCTACGCGCGCGGGGGAATAATCGGATCGTTTAAGCGCGGCTACGCGGCAGGAGGGGCAGGTGTGTTCTTTTCCTAACCTGTAAAACGGCTCCTTGCAGTTGCAGCATGCTGTGGTCAATACCTCAGAATGCACCTCGCCTCTGGCGACCCTTTCCTCCGCCCTCTGCAAAACCGTGCAGACAGCGCACTGCCCGCTTTCCGAGCGCGTGGGGATCTCACAGCCGGGGTTGATGCATTCCCGGACATTGCCTGCCCACAGGCGCTTAAACCCGTCGTTTAATTCATTCTCCAATTGCTGCCTTGCAACCGCTGTAGCCATCACTTCCCTCCCATCATAAGCCAGCCTTCAAAGGCAATGCTGTAAAGCAGCCACAGGGCAACTACAGTGCAGATGCAGGTAAGAATATGTGTTATCCTATCCTGCATGTTGCACCTCCCACGCGGGGTTAACAATGTGCGTCTCAGGAGAGGTCCCGGGGTCGGTCCGGGGCCTCTCCATCTCATCCATCGCGGCATTCCACGCCAGCACACAGCAGGCCCTGCCGCAGACATGGTGTCTGAATTTTGCCTCGTCATACATCTGCCCGTGCTCAACAGCATAGAGCGTGATCATCCCAGGCAGATGCTCGATGTTGACGTGATAGCCGCCGGCAACTACGTCATGCTTGCCGCACTGGGTACAAAGATATGGACGTGTAACCAGAGTCAATGTTTGTTTTTTCATGCCGCCTCCTCGCATCCGCTTTGCTTGCACGCCTGCGGATACCTTTGCTGGTTGACTGTGCAGACTGATACGTCCATCGGCAACCCAGTCACCGGGCATTTGATGTCGCCGCCCTTTGCAGGGGCATGATTTACCACGCCCATTTTTTGCCTCAGTGTGATTTTTCCTGATCCGTTTTTTCCCATGGCTACACCACCTTTAAATCAGCAGCAGCTTTATGCGATTTGTGCCCTGGCTGCTGGGTCAGTGTTTTGATCGCGTCAGATATGGCGGTCTTCACCGCCACTTCCTTTTCCTTACTCAGTGTATGCGGTTTGTTGTTGATGACCAGGCTCAGTGTGCTGTTATGCTCGCCTGTGAGTTCCGCAAGCTGCGATAATTTAATATCGTATTTGTCCATGAGTTGTTTGATGCCTCCGCCATAAGCCTGAAACACATCGAGCACAGTCACCTTTTTTGTCCCGCTGCTGAGGCCTGCCTGCATAAGGGTGATGATCGCCTCCTGCAGATCAAGAAAATTCCGCGCGTCTGGCAGCTCTGAAAGCGCCTTTACAGCCTCGGGTTCGAAGCACTCGCCGACTGTCTCATTGACATAAAGCCGCGCCTCTGAGGGCGCCAGACCCTGCAGTTTATAGGTGTCGCTTCTGACTCCCCTGTGGCACTCAGCGAGGTTGGCTGTCTTTAATTTATCGAACTGGCCGATCAGTACAACCGCCAGCAGAGGTCTGCGGCCCATCCAGTCATACTCGCGGATCCGCTTGAGCGCCCGGAGAGTGCTATGGTGCATTACATGGGCCTCTTCGATGATCAGCACAACCGGCTTGCTCTTGCCTGCCTCACCCACGACACGGCTGACCTGCAAGGCCCTTGTGTCGCGGTCCCGCGCAATGGGCTCCTGTGAGAGCCTGCGGACCAGCGCACGTTCGATGTCCGCGACCTTCATGTTTTCCTTGTCTGCAAGATTGAGGCATATGTGATGACAGGGCAGGCCGTCAAGCGCTGTCTCGATCGCTGTGGTCTTTCCTGCCCCGTAAGGCGCGATAACAGAGACCATCGCCTTTGCCTCAGTTGCCATTTTAAAAAGACGCCTGAGCGTGCTGCCGTCCGCTGTTGGTATGCGGACCTCTGAAAATGGACTGCCGTTGTAACCATAGGCAGCCAATGTTGCGTAGCCGTTTTCCATAATCTGCTTTCTCCTTCCGAGTTGTCTTTGTAGTTTTTTATGTTCACGTCCGACACGGGGTATTGCCTGCAGGTCATGCCGCCTGCTGTGATAGACCTTCTCACCGTGATTGATGGGATAAATGCTCGCTGCTTCGTTGCTGCTTTTTCTCCAGATGTCAGCCATTGTCAGGCCGTGCCTGCGCAGCCATTCTGCTGCTGTGGTGTTTGTGCCAAGGAATGCCTCAAGCTGCTGCCTGAGGTTCCGCCTGACGTTTGCCCTGGGGATATAACCTCTGTTGATTGCCAGCCGCACTGTCTCTTTGTTAAAGCCTATGGCTGCTGCCGCCTCTGGCTGGGATATCCCGCATTGCGCAAGCAGGTCCCGTGCTATCAATGGACTGTAAGGCATGCTGTAAATTTTCGCTGCTGCTGTGCTCACTTCATTCACCTCCTGCGTTGTTCTTGGTGCTTTGTTCTTCGTTCTTTGTTAACTACGAACCAAGAACCAAGAACGCTTTTGTTAATTTACATCGCCGCCCGTTTTGATAAATTCGCCCTCACCTCAAGGGCAAAGTTCCCCACAAAACTCCTGCTTAAGCCATGTGTCCCGATTGTTTCCTCCACTTCCCTCCTTTCGTCTGTTGATAGAAATATCCCCGGCAGATATGTCATGAATTCCCGCATTGCCTCGTTGATGTCCGCGAAGCTGTCCACGTCAAAGGGGTCCTCTATGACGCGTTCCTCTTTTGTGCGGATAGGCATGGAGGCGACCTTTACGGAGGCCTCCTTTTTCTCGGCGTAGAGCATGGGGGCGGAACCTGTTAGCTGTGGCGCAAATTCTTTAATCAGTTTCTGATGCGGTGTATCTAAGTGGCCCTTGTATTCCCCTACGTTTAGGGGTTTGAAGGCGCGCACCTCATATTTTTTGCCGTCTGCTTTGTCCTGGACAATGATCTTGCCGTCAACAACGCCCATAAATACGACCACCTTAGCGCTGTGCAGGTGTTTAACTTCATAGGTCTGTCCGTCAATTTGTAGTGTCCCGTCCTGATCAACTGTTCTCTCGATGCGTCTGGCCGCTGTTGCTATCGCGTTTTCGGGTATCTCCACAATGCCGCCATAGAGGTTTATACGACTCCATGCCTGCATCTTTGTTATCCCCTTATCAAACCTGTGAGCGAGTTGGTTATAGTCATCGGCGAGGTACGTTTCAAACTGCTGTTTAAGCTCAGAAAATAATATTGTGAATTTTTTCCAATCCCCGGCATAAAAGGGCTTTTCAAATCTCTGCCAGCCTGTCCTCCAGGTGCGCTCGATCTTACCGTGGGCCTCTTTGGCGTAAGGCATGGATTCAGGCAGTTCGACGTTAAGCCGTGCTATGAGGTCCTTGGATATAAGTCCTTTTTTAAGCATGCCCTGGTCGGCCAGGAGCGCGTCCGGCACGCCCATCACTGCCCAGGCATTGCAGACCGCCTGGATGCTGTGCAGTGAGTTTTCACCGGCAGCGGCAACCAGCGTCCCGTGCATGCGCCCTGAGTGGTCATCCACAACGCCGTAATACCACGGCCTGAGCCTGTCACAGGGGATGGGTTTGTTCTTATAGTCTCCGCTGCCTGGTCGATGGATTTTAATAATAAAATCATCCTCTGACACCCTGCTGTGGATATAGAGGAATTTCGAGCTTGAGGCGTCAAAGTGGTGAAGCTGGTTCGGCCTTTCCGCCTGAAAGCGGCTCACCTTCCTAAGCTTCTTGTTTAGTCCCATGTCGCGGGCAATGCGGTCAAAAGTCCCGACCGGCACTTCCAGCGCCTCTTTCGGAAGCTTGCCCCATTGCACCCCCATGGCAACAGCCTGGTCAGTGCTGATCTCGCCTGCTCCCTCAGGCGGTGATTTTTTGATAGCAGAGACGGTCCGCGTCCATTCCTGGTATTCAGGCCGTTTTGGAGTGCCCTTGCGGCCACGCCCGTTTGTCTCCCCGCGCAGTTCCATATAGAGCGTCTGAGGCACGATACCCAGCATTCTGGCCCAATCTCCGGCCATGGCCGTGCGCATCGTATACGGCGCTGAATTGAGGTCGCGCCTGATCTGCTCTATAAGGGCCGGTTCGATCATGCCGGGTTTACAAACGCGTCCCAATTATCTATAAGGCTCTCGATGCGGCTACGCATGCGCGCCTGCACCGCTTCTACTCTGGACTGTATCTCGGGCAGTTCCAGTACCCGTTCATCAAAGATAAATTTACGCATAAGGGTGTCCGCCTCATTAAGCATAGAGTCGATTGAATCCATCTGTTCGGACAGGTGTTCAAGCCCTTCCTTTGTTCCCTCTGGGTCAAAGGGACTCAGACGCTTGATTTCCTTTTGGTAAGCCTTCATCTCGGCCTGAAACTCTTTTTTGATGCCCTTGGCTATAGATTCCCTGTCATCTTTGAGTTCTTTAATGAGGTTCCGCATCTCCTTGACAGACATGCGCTGGAGGTCATCAATGGTGTTTCCCGCTAAAATTCCAGTAGATTCAAGCTCTTTTAAGTCTTCGTCAGGCGCGCCCAGGAGGGCATACAAACTGGACAATTTGTCCATTTTGGAAAAATCTATTCTCGGGAACTGCTCTGACGCTAAAGCCCCGTTCATGAAGCGTTGCGCCGTTTTATAGGGTATATTTATTTCTTCTTCTACAATCCTCATGAAGTTTCCATGGCCCTCTTTTTCCTTGATCATGAGGAGTATTTTCCCGAGCATAAGCATTGATTCTGCGGTCTGTTTTGCTAAAAACCTTGCCTGGGTGATGTAGGCGTCCCGGTTATAAGGCAAATCGCCCTCAAGCAAATTGATCTTCACTTCTCTTTGCATCCTGTCTATGTCCGCCAACTGTAGGGCCTTGGCCCCTGCGTTTTCGCAGCTTTTGCACTCTTTTTTCTCTTTCTCGCATCCAGAGCATGGATGCTTTGGTGCCTGTTTCTTATTTGCCATTTTTCCCCTCTTTCTTAAGTAGTCTGATCGCCCTTATAAGCACTCTAAGGGCTGCTGTGCGCTTCATTTCAGCCTCTTTCATTAGTCTTTCGGATTCATCTATCAGCGCTACAAATAAATCCTCTTTGCTTCTCGCGTGAACCATCACTTCACCTCCACAAGATATCTCTGAATGTTCTGCCCAATCCCTGCCCTCACACTATCCGCGATCCTGACGATCCGGGGGCTAAGCCTCCATGAGTCGCCGACCTGCTCCGCCCAGTCGCGCCGCCTGAGGTTGTAAAGCACCCAGACAACCTTGTTCTGACTTATACTCAGCGCATCACATAGGTCCTTGACTGTCGAGGGCCTGAACACATCCGTAGCCAAAAACTCCACGACCCTCATGAGGTTTTCCTGCGCCTCGACAAAATAATCCGTCTTCGCCTCCCTCTTTTTTTCTCCTGGTTCTTGTTCGCTCAAACTTTCACCTCCTCTTTTAATTCCCCTTTAGAAAAGGGGGCCAGGGGGTTGTCTCCCCTTGCTGCGTCTTCATTTATTCTCGCTGTCTCTCTTATCTGCGTTTTTGTGCTGCGGATACCCATCATTTCAAGGTCTGCAACTATATGCCAGGCTGCGTCCAGCGCGAGGTCATTCCGCCCTATCTGGATGCCGCCGATAACGCCGTTGAGGGCATTGCAGATGTGGTGGAGCAGACACTGCTTCGCCGCAGAGCTGAGGGCTGA